CCTCCCCGTGAGGGTGTAACAGCTTTCTATTAACCAAAACATTATCGGTTATGAAGAAAGCACTACCTAATGACCATGGAAATGGTCCTCAAGTAGCCACCCAATCCCTACTACCTGCTCATTACTGAGCGCAGAGCCTTGACGAAGCCGATTTGTTCTTCGTCGACTCTTGCTACTAAGGTAGATTTTAACGTCAACTTCGGTACTCTTCGTGATAAGCGTTGATTATGGATATGTTGGAAAAACAGATCCCAATCGCAGCTATCAAGAGAGTTCCGAGGTGGGGCCACAACGTTCTCATACCCTACGGCAAACGAAATAAGTTTGTGAGGGATCTGAAAACGTTGACATGCCCCGCGTACTAGCCTTACTACTTTCTTCGACGGAACCCACTGTTGAGGTGGGCCGTATCGAATATATGTACTAAGGTCATACGCTGGCGGCCTGCCCGTGTGGACGGTAAGCCTTTGTACCGTCGCCCCAAGCAAAGGTCTGGGGACACACGACCAAATCTTTGCGCGTAAGGTTTCGAATGGCTCTCCATAAATGATAGACAAGATCGCTACCTTATTACAAGTAACGACCAAGTCATGCGGCGAACGTAACCACCTTTGATCAAAGGTAGTTACGTAGCCGTAATCATCTATGTAATGAGAACCACAAGATTCCCGATAGTCGTTTCGTATGTTAGTCTTATCCAGATTAACAACGAAACCGGCTAAACGCAAATTATCAACAACGGCATCTGCACAATGGTTCTGACATATTATGTCGTCTCCAAATACAGTAGCAGTTGCATCAAATGATCTGGTTAAAGCAGTTAAGACCAGAGTCATTAGGTCGAAAGTATACCCGTTACCCATGCTAGAGATCTTTTTGATAACATAAAAGTTATCATCAGGTCCTAAGGTCATGTCTGACCTGCTAGCAAGTACTTTGGAAAGTACTCTTTTGGGCAATAAGTATTTTATCAGCCTAACGCTGACCGCATCGCTGCAGTCAGATAGATCGATTGTAGCGACGTTTTTATCGCTTATACGATAACGATGCACATCTGCAAGGTTATCTAAGTCGATCCCGAAGAAGGATTTAATACTTCTTCGAACTCCGATTCCAACTGCTCGCTGGACAAGCATATTGCATAGTGGTTCTAGGCAGATAGAACGGTCCTTAAGATTATTCTTAGGGACCGTCGTCCACCTATTCCCACCCACAAAGTCAACAACGCAATAAAGTTTGAAGCAGTAGATTTCGAAAGCAGGTTCAGATCTATTTTTGAACCTGTTCCAGAGCCTACGATTCATTACTTTAAGGTTGTAGCCTTGTGTTTCGCAGTAGCTAGTAAAGCGTTTCTTCACCGCATGCTTCAACGCTCTATGCCAGAAAGAATACCTAGCAAAGAGGTCAAAGCAGTCATGCGTAATAGTCCATATTCCGGATAGCTTACATGCTATCGAGGTATGGTCACCAAGTGGGATGAAACTACTCCCATCAGTGAACTTGAGTTCACCTAAGGAAAAATTCCTTAGACACTCATGTACGAGAAGTCGCGCTTTTGCCCAGTGTGGGCCTAATAGACCTTCCGTTTGGAGGCCTTCGTCGAACTCTTTCCATCGATTCCATGCGGCTTCACGCCGCGAGGTTTCTTGGGAGAGTTCGGGTTCTTCAAATTTAGCCGAAAACTTATTAATGACAAAGCTTTCGACGCGAGATAGCTCGCCGCTGTTTTTGCAGCGGAGAGTCCAATCCCTAATAAGAAGGTTGACAGCCCTGATGGAGCCTTTAGTTTGCAAAGTCTTTCTCCTTCCGGTTCTAGCATAATGATCTCCTTCTAGTTGTAACTAGAGGGCGTCATTAATCGCTGGAGCGGTTGAGGGTCGAAACCCTTGCATAACATTCTCAGTCTCCCAAGTCGCAACTTGTGCGGCGAGAGAAGTGAGAATATCCCGAAGGCGTGCTTTTGAGGCAAGAGTACCGGAAACCCGGACTCTTACGCTCAGAGCATCTTGAGCAGACACCCCGCCAATCGTAACAGCATTATTATCATTTGCGATAATTTCAGCTGAAAGATTGGGTACGGAAACACCATTCAATACTTTATTGGTGCTTCCAAATCGGAACCGAACAGTCATGTCCGGTTTTGCAGGATCGGCATAGGTTACCCCAGACGAATCCTGACTCTTCACTGACAAAGTGACGGTCGTCATTCGACGTGTGTCCTTATAGTTAAAAGCGCCTTAAGCGCCTTAGTTGGTTTAAAGCCATCACGGCTGAGTCGAGGAGCCTTTTCCAATTAAGGGAAGGCGCGACAACCAGCTTAGCATCGTTCAGCGCAAACAACGTCCTATCATACGCATCAACCTCAACACTAGAGTAAAGTTGAGATTCCTCGGGTCTTTGAATGACCTCAGAGGGCGTAGCAGGAGGTTGTGAGCCAACCCACGGAGACGTCTTTACATTACCAAAGGTAATAGTTTTATTATCCTCAGGAAAATGTACATACGTATACGTGCGGTAGTTAGAACGCTGGGAAATACAAGCCCAACACCACTTTGAAGTTGGTAGGGACGTTCGTCGAGTGATATAATCACCGACGTTAACGAACCAATCCAACACAAAGGAGTACGGAATAAGCTCCCAAGCAGTTGCTAAGGGGTTTAAACCGAGGCTTGAAAAAGATGCGTTTTGCCTCAATTCGAAATACTGGAAGACAGTCGCGTTTATACGAATATCCCCATCGGTTTCGGTCCACTTATAATGTGAACCAGATCCCGGGAGGGAGACACCCGTAGGACGCGGCTGAACAACCTGATATTTTCGAGATGTGTTGCATATACCACGATTTATACTTTTAAGTATATCTCTATAGCTATATGCTAGAGGCATTATGCCATATCTATACGTCATCCACCAATCGCCGAGTTTTCTCATCGTCCTATACGGATGTTTGAGTAAATCAACGATGGTTAGACGAGCGGCAGACCGAAGAGTAAATAGGTCAAACCTACCTCTCATCAGTTTAGTGATATTGATTATATCACGAGTGATTGAAGTGACCATAGAGGGTATTTCCCGCGCTTCAGCGAGATCCGTAAGGAAATCGTATGAACGTAGGGCCTCGATGGCTACTTCATTCTCTGCTTTAGACTTGGCATTAGCGACCTCATTCGTATCAAAACTATTAATTGTATAGTTTGTATACGGATAGTCGCGGGACACGTCGGTCCATCTCGCTGTTTTAGGACCTGATTCGATGGTTTCGGTAAGGGACGGATAACACACTGTGGGTTGCTTGGTCCAAAGACCATGCTGTTCCCACATGTTATACCCGTTCGTACCGTTTTTCCGTCGACACAGGAACTCGCGATATGTAACCTTTGATACGTTGTAAGGAGTGAAGCGAAAAGGTGGATAAGAAGGACGACGACCACTAATGTGGCGGTTATCCTTAATCTCCACTATCGCTTCAGGATCGTAGTAGTCATATGTGACACTGCCAGCACCAACACTACGCTCACCTCGAGTGTAGTGATGATCACTGCAGCCATCAACACCTGGCCAAACTACGTCCAAATTAGGAGTGTAAAACTCCTCGATATCTTCCTTACTCGCATAACGTGTACGCATCATATTCTCCTTTCCAAGAGAATGGGTGGATAGTTTCGTACTATCGGCCGCCTCTAACCCGAGGAGGGTTACTCACCAATACTATCATTTGATCGGAAGCGTATTAGCTGCATACCTAGGAGTTTCTCCCAGAATGCAACTAATTTCTGCGAATCCTTCATCTGCGGTTCGTTCCAATAAGGAACTACTTCCCAGATTAAAGGGGGCGCAGAGGTATGGTCCAGTACCTGGAACCAACGGAAATACAACGACGTCTCATTGAGCAAAAGCTCAACTGACGTTATCGATTTGACACGAAACACGCGTCCGGCAACACCACAAATATCTATATCAATAGACATAGGATGCTGCCTAACGTCTTCTACGTTCCAAACGTAGAACCAGTTTCGAAAGTCCTGGATTACGCGCATGAAAAGGGAAACGAGTTCATCGTTAACCATCCATACGCAACAGACGTTAGTATCCGGGTTACTATTTGTAAAATAGTGGACCATATTCGCTCCTTTTCTTTGATAGAACTGGTGCAAATCCATCCTATAGACCAAAATGGTTTCTAAAATGGATGGTACTCTGGAGGAGAGTTATTTCCCCTTCTCGCCTTGTTAAAAGCGAGAAAGGAGGATCCCAC